TTGTCCCCGTGGTAGGGGAGGCCAGGTATGCCCGCTGGCTGTCCCAAGCTGGCTCCCTGTGGGGACGCACGGGTATCCGGGCGGGGGTGGGCACGCTGGAAGGCACGGCAGGCTTTGTTCCGGTGGAGGCCTACAACTACGCCACGAAACAGCGTCTTCAAGCCGACTATGACGTTTATGACTCCCTGCTATCGGTAGCGGGGGGCGCTTTTTTCGGTGGCGCTCTCCACGCAGGAGCGGGTTTTTTAGGGGATACTGCGGGCCGCGCGCTGGGCTTGGAGCCGGAATGGGTTCGATTGGCCCAGGAACGCAACCGGGCGCGCGCTCAGGACGTTTTCACCCCGGAACAGATCAATGCACCCCCAGAGATAAAGACCGTTCCACGGGGCTTGGAGGTCGATCTAGAGGCCAGGGATAGAGCCATCCTCAATGACCGACTGGCCCAAGGCCGGCCCCTGACCCGGGAAGCCGCAACAGATCAGGCGTTGCTGAACCTCAAGGCAGACCTGAAAGCCGAGCTGCTGGCGCAGGCGTCGGGGCGGGCCGATCCCGGGATAGTGGCCTCCACAAAAGCCGAGCTGGTTTCCTTGACGCAGGAGCTGGCGTCTTTGGATGAGCGGGCCTTGGCAAGGCAGATCAACGAGCGCCCGGGGATTACCCGCAAACGTGCGGAGACGCTCGCCAAGGAAGAGGTTCAACAGCGGCGCCTAGACCTGGAGGCGAGGAAGGCCCGTGCAGAGTCCATCCTTGCCGGGAACAAGGCCGGTTCCGATGCCGCGCTGATGCTCTCCAAGCTGGAAAAGGGTGAGATTCCCCCGGAGCTTCAGGCCCGCGTGACCGCAGAGGCCGACCGGCTGCTAGGTTCCTCGGGAGAGCAGCCGCTAACCGCGTCGATTCGGGAGGCGCTGGCGAATGATCCGTACTCCCATATCCGCCCCGTCATTGCCAAGTTCAAGCCTGAGACCCAAGCCGCCGCCCTGAGAATGGCGATTGCTCAAGCGGCCATGGGGCGTAATATCGACGTAACCCCCGCGCTCCTAGGTGATCCGATGTTTAGCAGCTTGGATGTAGGCCCGATGATCCTGGAGCGTTCCCGCCCGGTGCCGATGGAATCGCCGATGGTTCCACGTGAAACATTCAAAGGCGAGCTGATCGACGAGGCGCGGGAGATTGTGAAGAACGAAGAGGCGGACCTGATGTTGCGATCCCAGCAGGCCGGCACGAAAGTGGATAGCACGGCGACCGATGAATTGATGGCGGAAGCGAAGAGCGCAGGCAAAGCCGCGCAAGCCGCTGCCCTGTGCCTGATGAGGACGGGCGGATGAGTATTTGCCGGGAAATCATTGGCGAAGCCGCAGGCCGGGAAGTGAAAGAAGCCGAGGCCCAAGAGCTGCTGAAGGACGTGTCCCAGCGGGCCGAGCGTTTGCGTGCCAAAGACCCGAACCTATCCCCTAACGAAGCCCTGAAAAGGGCGGGGGAAGAGTTCGCAACACAAGCCGAGTTTGCTGCGCTAGCCAAAAAGCGTAATGCCATCTTGAACGCGACTCGCCGGGTGGAGGCCGTGGACTATCTGGCGAACGTGTGGAAGGACAAACCCGCGCGAGGCTTGAGAGCGCTTCTCGTAGGGACGCAGGACAACCGTTTTGGCGCCCGCTCTTCTGCAGGCACGGAAATCGACAGCCTGAACAAGGAGTACATCGGCGGCCTGATGGCTGACTTGGACGGAATCGAAGGGGGTTTGAAACTCTTTTTCTCGGGCGCGATGGACGATGAAATCGCTAGAGCCATTTCCCAAGCTAACTCCCTGGAGCCGAAGTTCGACGGCCTCGATCCGCGCGCAGTCGAAATGGGAAAGGCGATTGCCAAGTGGCAGGAAGTCGCCCGACAGAACGCCAACGAGGCCGGGGCCTTTATCGGAAAACTCGATGGCCGCATTACCAAAAACTCCCATGACCAGTGGAAAATCCAGCGGGACAAGGCAGGCTGGATGGCGTCTGCCAAAGAGAACTTCGATCTTCCCCGCATGCTGGGGGATATGCACGAAGATGTGGCGGAAGTCGATGGCCTGCTAGAAAGGCTTTGGAGCGACTTTGCCGATGGTATCCACCTGAAAGTGAATCAGCCCCCGGTCTCTGGCAAAGGACTCAAGGGCATGGCGCGCAGCCTGTCGAAAGAGCGCGTGATTCACTGGAAGGATGCGGACGCATGGTCCCGGTATAACAAGGATTTTGGAGGCGGGACGCTTCGGGAATCCATCGTTCACGAGTTGGATAGAAGCGCGCGTGCGACTGGCATCATGCGCGTCTTTGGCCCGGACCATGAGATGGTCTATAACAACATCGTGGACGACACTATCGCCCGCATGAAAGCGGAGAAGGTGGATGCCGAGGCGATAAAGAAGTTCAAGTCCGAGGCCGAAAGCCTCAGGGACTGGCACCTGAAGAACATGGACGGTTCGCTCGACGTGCCCGGAAATAACACCTTGGCGACGTATAGCTCTGGAGTCCGTGCCGTGCAAAGCATGGCTTCCTTGGGTAGCTCGGTGTTGTCGTCTGTCAGCGACCTAGCGACCATGATGCGCGGTGCCGCACTCAACGGCGGTTCCATGTTTGAGGTGGTCGGGAAAGGACTTGGGAAACTCTTTGAAGGCGTACCCGATAAGGAGAAGCTAGCCCTTTATGCTGACCTAGGGCACACGCTCGACAGCCTTTCGGGGAAGATGGTGACCCGTAGATTCTCCGATGCGGAGGGCGCGCGAGGTGTTTTAGGGACCATGCAAAAATGGTTCTTCACCCTGAACCTGCAAAACCGGTGGACGGACGCCAACCGCTCGGGTGTGGCTGAGTTCCTTTCCATGAACTTAGCCAGGAACGCGAACAAGGAATTCTCAAAACTCCCCGCGAACCTGCCTGAAATCCTGAAGCTCTACGCCATTGATGAAGGCAAGTGGAACATCATCCGACAGGCGATTGCGAGAGAAGACGGGCCTACGTTCCTCACGCCACAGAAAGTCACCGAGCTTCCTGATGAAGTATTCTCTGCCTATCTGGAAAAGGGCGGGTTTGAGGTTTCCCCTAGGGCTATAGAGAACCTTCGCAAAGAAACCGCCCGAGACCTAAGAGCCTACTTCACCGACCAAAAAGACCACTTGCTGATTACCCCCGACTGGGGCGTACAGGGCATGTTGAAGATGGGTACCCGTAAAGGGACGCCAGCGGGTGAAGCGGCCCGCTTTGTGACCCAGTTCAAGAGCTTTCCCCTTGCTTTTGCTACGCAAGGCATTGGACGGGAATACTCCCATGGCGGTCTCCCCGGCGTGGCTAAGCTGATGGCTGTCACTACCCTGATGGGCTATGTCGCGATGCAGGCGAAGGACTTGGCGAAGGGACAGGCTCCGCGCCCAATGAACGACTACCGGACTTACATTGCTGCAATGCAGCAAGGCGGGGGGCTGGGTATCTACGGAGACTTGCTGTTCTCGCAACTGGTGGATCGGAGCTTTACGGACGCAGGGCTGTCTCTCCTAGGCCCTACGGCGACAGACGTGCTCGGACAACGGGGCATCTTGGACTTGCTGAACCGCTACGCCAGAGCTTCGGTGGGGGACGATTCTGCCGACCCCGGAGCCAGTACCTTGCGGTTTGTTAAATCGAACACGCCCTTCCTGAATCTGTTCTACACCCGGCTTGCCTTGGATTACTACGTTTTCTGGCACCTTCAGGACATGGCGAATCCCGGGAGCCTGGAGCGGATGGAGCGGACCATGCAGGAACAAACGGGTAGAGAGTATCTGGTATCCCCCTCCCAATCGGTGCAATAGCCCATGAAAAGGTGCAAGGTATTCCCATGACGGTTTCCGCAACTCCCGCTGAAATTTCCTATGAAGGCGCCGGCTCTCCCGGTCCGTTCTCGTTCCCGTTCCTGTTCTTCAGTGGCTATGACTTGGTTGCTATCAAGATCGTGGACGGGGAGCTAACGCGCCTGAACTACCCGGATGATTTTTCTGTCACCGGCACGGATGACCCGGATGGCGGCGCCGTAACGCTTGCGGTTGACTTGGAAGTTGGCGAAACCCTGAGCCTCGTGCTTGAGCCGGTGAACGAGCAGGACACGAGCTATACGGGAGACTCGCCGTTCCCTTCGGAATCGACCGAGCAAGCCCTCGACCGGCTCACGATGATTACCAAGCGCCTGCAAACCATGCAGACGCGCCAACGAACGGAGGACGTTTTTTCCGATAGTGGCGTCGTGACGCTTGACCTGTCTCGCAATGTCGGCGTGTATCGCCTGGAAATGATCGAGAACATAACGAGCGTTGATATCACCAATCCTCCTCCGGTAGGGACCGTCGCTCTATTCTCGCTGAGGCTGGAGCAGGACGGGACCGGAGGATGGACTTACGCGAGCAGCAACGCCATCCATTCGGGTAGTGGGCTGGTTACCACGGCAGGCACGATCAACCGGATTGATTACCAATGCGACTTTGAGGGGAATCTCGAAGGCGTCATTTACGCGGACTTTGACTAAATGGACCTGTTCTTCCAAGTCCTGTCCGGCATTCTCGTCGCTGCCATCCTTGGGTTGGTGCGCTGGGTATTCAGTCTGCAAAAAGACCTGTCCGAGTTCAAGCTCAAGTCGGCAGAGCACTACGTCACGAAGATATACATCGAGCCGCAGATTCAGGGAATTATGAAGGCTCTTGGCGACATTGAGAAACTGCTCGCCCGCATGGAAGGGCGTGCTGAAGGAAAGGCCGAGGGCCATGGCTGAGGCTGATGAAATACGAGAATTGCGCGAGGCACTGAAAGAGACAAAGAGGGCGTTAGACGGGCTGTTGGTAAGCCGTGCTAACGGGAATGTGTCAACGATCACAGTTAATGCAGGTGGCTTAGGGGTTGTTGTCACGATTGCTGCCGCCGCTGTCATGCTTACCTGCAATCTGTTTCTTGCCGGCATACTGGTTTACAAGCTGAACGATTACGACCGCCGAATCGAATCGGCCAATGACTACGCCCAAGCCGCCTATCGTGGCGCGGCTTACCAGAGAGGAAAAGACGATGAGCAGGCCAATCATTCTGGACCCGATTCCACCCCCGCCACCCCCGCCACCGGGACGCCAGAAGAATAAACCTTCACCGCCCCCGAAGCCTTCAAAGAAAAAGCCGAAGTGAGGTGACCCATGCGCGCCATTTACGACACGTTGATACACATTCTGTCCACCATGCCGCCACCGCTGGCCGCATGTCTGATCGGCTGGGCGTTCAGTATTTCGGTGACCCAGTTCGTCAAGTTCGTGTTTCCGCTGAAATGGCCGGCCAAGACGCGCTCCCTGTTCACCCGCATTGTGGCGTTTGTTGCGGCTCTCGGCGGAACCTACGCCTACCTGATGACGCCGACAGGGCTACTCCTAGGCTTCATGGTCGGCGTGTGGTCGCCCTTCGCCTACTGGGGAGTGCTAGCCATTGTGGGGCATTTCTTCCCGTGGCTGAAGGATGCGTTCTCAGGGGACGTTCGGGGCGTTGTGTTCGGGGATAAGCGGGAAAATCGCCCATGATTCCGGCCAACGTGAAGGCGGCTTTGGACGCCGCCTGCGAACGGTTCGGGATAAACACGCCGCTCCGAAAGGCTCACTTCTACGCCCAGCTTCATCACGAAAGCGCAGGCTTTACCCGACTGAGCGAAGGGCTTAGCTACTCCGCAGACCGATTGCAAAAGGTCTGGCCTAACCGCTTCAATGCAGCAAACTCGGCCAAGTACGCGAGGAACCCCGAAGACCTGGCCAATTATGTCTATGCCAACCGCCTGGGCAACGGGGACGAGGCTTCCGGCGACGGGTTCAGATTCCGGGGCCGAGGCTACGTGCAACTGACTGGCAGGGACAATTACCGGCGCTGCTCCCAAGCGCTCTACGGGGACGATAGGCTTTTGCTAGAGCCTGAGCTATTGGAAGTCCCGGACGGCGCCGCGATGGCGGCAGGGTGGTATTGGGACAGCCGGAAGATCAACGCACTGGCAGACCGGGATAACATTGAGGCCGTGACCCGCGCGATCAACGGCGGGACCATAGGGCTAGCAGAGCGCAGGAAGCTCCTGGCGCAGTACAAAAAGGAACTGACATGATTCCACTTATCGCAGCGAAAGCGGCCCTAGGCGGCTTCTGGGGCTTTCTGAAGAAGGTTCCATGGTGGGTATGGGCAGGCATTGCCGCCTTTCTGTTCGTCCTGTGGCTCCGTTCCCACTGGATCGGGGTGGGCGAGGATCGGGTTAGGGGCGAATTCGATGCCTACAAGGCCGAAATGGTGGCTAAGACGGAGGCGGCCAGAGTCGCTGCGAAAAGGGCGGAAAGCGCGCAAGCCGGCGCTATCCAAGCGGCCCTAGAGGCTTACAAAAAGGACCACGAACATGCGCAAGACACTGGCAAGGCTGTCACTGCTGGCCTCAACACTGGCACTCTCAAGCTGCGCGAGCACTGGCAAGGTTGCCCCCAACGTGTGCCCGCAGCCGCAGGTAATACCCAAGGAAGTGATGCAGCCGACCGGCTACGAAAAGAGTCTGCGGGACGAGTTATTGCAATCGGAGCCGACGCCGACGCCAAGGTGAAAGCCCTAGAGGCCATCATCCTGTCTGCCCCCCACTGTTTCGTGGTCAAGTAAGAAGCGGGAGTGTGGTCTTCGCACGGCTTTACCTGCGCACCGTCACGGCACAGTGACACCCGCCCGTCCTTCCTGCCGGTCAGACGGGCCGATGCTATAACAATCAAAGGGTTGCGTCAACCTGTCACTTTTCAGCGAATGTCAGGCAATCGGTAGGTACCGGGCGCTTGGCCTGACTTGTGACCATGAGCTGAGTTCGCACGGTTCGGATAATCTCCCGTGCCTGCGAGGCGATGGCGTCACCTTGGCCTGGCTGGATGGTTCCGTTGCGAAGCTCACCCAGCGTTTTCCACAGCTCATTCTTCAGGTTTACTGCCGTAAGTTCATTCTGATTTGACATAGTTCTCTCCTGCGCTTTTGCGCGTTGCGGGTGTAGTAGCCGTTAGCTACGCGGCGCTCATAGGATGATGCCTGCGAGCGTATTTCTTTTTCTAGCTCCATGAGGACACGGTAAGCATCTGCGAATACGCCATACTCACTGATGCGCCTCTCTTCGTCATAATCCTTCTTTTTCTTCCGATACTCCGGTTTTGAGAGATAGGTTAGGTGTTTCTCTTTGTAGCCCGGTTGCTTCCTTCGCTCGGCCTGCTTCGCCAAGTGTGTGCCATGGTTGGCATAGTAAGATTCCCGCCTCTTAGCTCGCAAAGACTCTCCTATTGCCGCCCTCCTTTCTCGATCATAAGAAGCCTTGGCCTCGCGTATCTGTTCTTTTGTTAGCCCCTTCCGGCGACCTAGTCCCGAGCACTCCCTCCCGCAATACCTAGGCGCTCCAGCCTTGTAGGCCCTGTTGGCGGCACTAGAGGTAACGGAGAAATTTATGCCACATTGTGGACAGGTTCTTGTGACGTAGATCACTCAATCTCTCCTGTGTGTAGTTAACTAAGCTGGCGCTGGGCGAACGAGGCTAGCTCGCATATCGCTCCAATGACTTTGTTCTTAGCCCTCAGCGCATCCGCCTTCCTCGTATACGCCTCCCCGCTCTCGGCGATGATCCTGCCGTTAGCTGCCTTTAGACGCCAGCGCCAGCCGTCCTTTGCCTTGTAGATGATGGGTTTGGTCATGCGTCTTTCTCCGAATCCGGGAAGTGAACCCACCTGCCATCTTCATACTGGATTCGGTCGATGTAGCTGCCCGGCCTGATTGGATAGAAGCTCGGCAATTCGTGCTTCTCGCGCATGTCTGGACCGTAGTAGTCCGGTGAATCGTTAGCGACCATCACCGCCCCTCCCGTCGCGCCCAGCGGTAGCACGGAGACTTCCCGACAGCTACCTGCATTAGATCGTCGTCATAAACAAACGGCATATCACTGAGTCTCAGGCCCTTGAGAATCTTCTGGACTGCTCCGCCTTCTGGTGCTGTAGCAATGTTATCTGCCAGCAACCTGCGCTGATTCGTCCTCCACCACGCCCTCGCCATCGCGCGCTTCATGCTTGCTCCTTCTGGCCGAATCGTTCCTGCCATAGTTTCTTCTGGAGTTCGTCGCTGGCCTTGTCCAGTTCTTCCGCAGTCAGGTAGTCGGCATGTTTCAGTAGCGCCTCGGGCGGAGTTAGCCAGAACTTTCCATTGCCATCGGTACAGCGGCAATACGAAGTGAACGAATACTTTCCCGTCTTCCGGCGGACAACTTCGATGAACATGCCATCCCGGATCTGGTTATCGGTGCCGACCCACACATTGCGGACACGCTCGCCAAACGTGAGGCTCACCGCCCCCTCGCTCGGCGCGGTCATGGGGATTTGTCCAGCGACTTGAGTGATACCGAATACTTGCGGCCATCGACTCGTTTGTATTCCTCAGACAAGAATGCTCGGCTGTCTCCTTGCGCGTTGCTAATCGCCATTTGATAGCCGTACAGCTCTCCATTCCTGTTGGCATTGGCCTCGCGTAATTCAAGGATCAATGCCAGCTCGGGCTGCGTCAGTTTGATGCGAACCTTCGCCATCTCAACCCCCCGCCTGCGGGGCGGCGGCTAGCGCGACTTCTAATACTCCCCGCATGACCTTTCGGCCTAGCCTCTCGCTTTCCTTGGTAAACGATCCCCAATAGGGATAGTTCTTGCTGCAAGCAGCCTCCACCATCGCATCCGTAACCTCCCTCGCGCCGCCGGGGGTTGGGTTGGCGACAGGAAGTGCATCGCCGACTTTCTTGGATGCTTGCTTTGCGCGAATCTTGGCGATTATTTCAGGGCGCAGGATACGGGCTAGTTCCGTATCGCCGGCATCGTGCATGTCCAGATCGTGCGCCAGGCAGTAAGCAGCAAGCGTGACCATGACGCCGCCTACCTCTTGCGAAGGTTCGCCGACCGGACGCCCGTAAACGTAATCCCGCAACGCCAGAACTCGCGCCGGGTCGTATCCGCCCGATTGCAATAGCTCCAGCACTTCCTCCAGCAGACGGTCGCCGCGTTCGATGCGATCCGCTGAAATCTCGGGGCCGAAACATTCCTGCATCCACGGTGCGACACGCGACTGGAAGCCAACCTCGCCGCCCGGCGCTGGATGTTCGATTATCTGTCCGCATTCTTTCGCGGCTGATACGAGGCATTGATACGCATCCGCCATCTGCCCTGTGGACAACTGGGTCGGCTGCCACGCCCGCAGCCCCTCGGCCTCGGTGAGGGCGGCTTGTAGATTCTCTTCCGCGTAAAGACGCCGAATTTCACGCTCGAAATAGAGCGGCGGAACTTCGGTGTATTCCTGATACTCTTCCTCGGTAATGTCTTGCCATTCATCCCAGTCGCTGCCCGGAGCACGGAATCGGGCTTGCCACTTAATAGCCTCCGGCAACCTCGGCGCGGTCATGGCTTGGACTCCAATGCGGCGAGTAGGGCGTCGGCGTAGGCAGTCGCTCGCTTGGCTACATAGGCAGGCCACGCCGCTCGATAGTCGTATCCCGATTCAACAGGAATGCCTAGGTATTCCTTGACATCTTTAGCCGACACCTCATTGTCACCGGCTAGCAGGGCCTGCATCGCCAGCCCCGCGTAGTGCTGGCGCAGCGTCATGCCCGGCGCGTCTTGGAAAATATCCTCGTCGCCGTCCTCATCCGAATGAATGCCGACCCAGTACCTGCGTGGAAACGCACTCTCGCTACCCTTATCGACGCTCATCACTCGCTCCTAGAAGGTGCCGAAGGGGGTGGCAAACGGCAAATCCTCGTCCGGGAACGGCTCGTCGCCACGGCTCGGCGGGGACTGGCCCCCGCCGCCCTGGTTGCTGCGCGGGGCGCCCTCGGGCTTGCCGCCGACCAGCGTCACTTCCGACACGCGGAGTTTCAGGTACGTCTTGCCCTCGTGCTCGCGCGTTCCAAGCTCTCCGGTCACGCCGAGCTGCGTACCCTTGCGGATGTAGTCGCCGACCTTCTCGCCGCGCTTGCCCCACAGGGAGCAATCCAGCCAGAGCGTTTGTTTCTTTTCGCCGTAGCCAGAATCCACGGCCAGCGACCAGCCGGTGACCGGTTCGCCGCCTTGGGTGAAGCGAGTCACGGCGTCTTTTCCGACGTGCCCAATTGCGTTGAAGTTGTTCATTCCTGCGGCTCCTTCGGGAGTTTGGTCTTGATTACGTCGCGCTCGTGCGTGGTGAATACGCCACCCTTGGACGGGGCCAGCCAGAGCGCCATTTGGTCTTGCTGGGGAATCTCTCCCCAAGCCTCTGAGACGGTGTATAGGCAGTCCGCATCCTCGGACACGTCATAGCGCCCGATATGCTCCTTGATCGTCTCCACGCTCTTGTACCAGCGCCCTAGCGCGGCATCGTGTGCCTGCTGCCGCTTGTGGGCCTTCTCTTCCTCGGATTCGAGGTCATAGCCACCCTCGGATGTGTTGGCGATTTCGATGGCCTGCGCGATTCGCTCTCCGCGCTCGGTGTAGGGCCAAGTCTTGGAGGCCCGTTTGATAACGGCCTTCTTAATCATCTGTTCCTGCCACTCGACCCAAGGCCCGGACTTCTTGCGGGCGTATAGGTCGGACTTGGAGCGAATCTTGTCGATCTCCTCCCAGCTCATTGCCTCGGTCAGCACGTCGCCGTCCGCCGTCTTGGCGATGCAGTACGCGCCGATGATTTCGCCGCGTTCCTTCTTGAATACGTCTGCCACATGCTCCGGCTCCTTGGCCGGCCCGTGGTAGATAAAGCGGTCGTCCGAATAGACGATGCCAGCCCGTGCCCACACGATGGAGCCGCAGTCCGTCGCGATCTTGATAAGGCCCTTGTAGCTGATATCCAGCACAATGGCCCCGTCGCGCGGGACAAGGTAGGCGTAGGCGTTCGCCGGATTCAGGGTCAGGCCGGTGGAGGCGACGTTAATCATTGCCAGCTTCACGCTGTTCGGGTTCTTGTTTGCCACGTTCAGGGCGTAGTCGCTCTTGATAAGCGCCTGCATCGCAAAGATGCTTTCCTTATCGTAGGAGACAAGGTTGTCCGAGTTCTTGGCGAACCGATCCTTTACCGACTGGATAGCGCTTTGGTACGGCGCAAGCTGCCGGCCTTCATCTTCCGCTACCATGTTCACTCTTCAATTCCTCCGGCCGCCTGAGCGGCCTTGTGGGTGGGTGGTTTCGGCCATGGCAACAGATCGTTATGCGGCCGGGGCATCCCGTTAGCTGCTGCCGATAAATTGTCTAGTGCCCGAATTTCGTCGTCGTCCGTCCAGCGCCGATTCTCAGAATCGAAGGACATGCAGCCGATGACCTGATAAGCCTCGCCACAGTCGTGTCGCAGACGGTAAATTTCGGCATCCGCCTCCGCGAGCCTGCGGGTGAGGGTTTCGATTTGGTTGGCAGCGCCAAACATTATTTCGCTGAATTCCGTTCTGCCGTACCTGCCGGCGAAGCGCAGATCGTTCACTAACTCGTTCATACCCAAGCCCTCACCAAAAGCACCAGATACACCAGCGCCAGCAGGCGGTATTCTTTGTCGTGGAGGAGTTTCACAGGACGCCCTTGTTAATCAGGCTGGATTGCAGGTCCATCAGCGGGCCTTGGAACTTCCCGGTGAAATACGCACTCAGAAGGCCAACAATCCCACCCTGAAGCGACTCTTGGATAACCGCCTTCACTTCGTCCGGGTGCTCGTCAAGCCAAGCCTTGGCGGCTTCCTGCACTCTGGCGGACATGGCATCTTTGACCAGTGTCGTGAACAGCGGAGGGCCGGGCTTGTTATCGCCCCAACGGTCATAGGACTTGGATGGCTCAAAGAACGCCTTCTCCATCGCAGATTCGACCATCTTTTTCAGGTCTTCATCCGTCATAAGCTCGCCCATTTGATCGCGGATGCGCTCAAACATGCGCTGCTGGAATGTGGTGTTTTCGGTAACGGCAGTATTCATTCCTCATCCCTCTGGTTGATCGGGTTCGGCTCGACCGCTTCACGCACGGTCCACGGACCGAGATTTGGGTATTCGTATTGCTTGATATGGCAAAACGCCTCTGCCACATCGCGCGACGGGTAAGCCTGCGGGGCGCTGGTGGAGTGCTTGCCGATGACCAGGTACCAGTTCATTCCATATCCCCGAAGTTGTTGTTGATCCAAGCGCACATACGAATCAGCTTGATAGCCGCCTCTTTTTCGTCGGTGCTGAGTTCGGAAAGCTCGCTTAATTCCGAGAGCGCATCGCGGCAATCCCGAAGGTCTTTAAGCGTGTTCTGGAATCGGCAATAGCTCATGTTGCTCATACGCTGTCCCTCTGGTAGTTGTCGTGCGCCTCGTTCAGCAGGTCGCAAATCTTCTCGTGCAGACGTGCGAGCGCCCGTTCGTCGCCCCAGTCCAGCTTGCGGACCAGATCGCCCGCCAGCTCGTCGTGGTGTTCCTCGGCCCAGGTCGATTCGTCGGGAGATTGGTTGTCGTAGGACGATTGGCGAAGGGGTGCCGTGGAGTAAAGGTGCTGGGTCATTTCTGCGCTTCCTTCAATCCTTCACTGGCGATTGCGCGAGCCTTGAATTCGTCGTAACGCTGCCAGCCCTGCGGCGTTTTGATATAGCACTCGTCCAACAGAACCCAGCGCGTTTCCGTGCCCGTGACTTTCTGGTAGTTGCTACATGTGTATCGGCCTTGCACTTCACTGATAGCCATGATCGGCAGTATCGCCACGACGATAAATACCATCACCATCGCACCGAGAAACTTGCAAAAATCTATGAAACCTTCCATCACCCTCTCCTTGCGCGGTTGTTAGGTGTGCTTGCGGAAGTTGATATATCCGCGCAGATACCGAACATCAGCCAATCCTTTCTTAAACAGGGATTGCAAGGTGTTCAATGACTCGCCCAAAGCACATGACGACTGCCAAACATCGGTCAGCTTTGCCAAGGCCCGTTCCTGCGTAGCGGTCAGTTTCATATCGCTCTCCCGTTGTGTGGATTAGTTGTCGTTGACCCAGCGATTGGCTTCATCACGGCCAAGGCCAGTATCAACCACGACTGCCTTATTGTTCTCGTCGCGGCGCTTCGTTGTCCAAACCTGGACTACATCGTAGTAGCCACGGCCACGCATGGACTCGGCTTTCACGTTACGGCCACAAGCCCAGCGCTTGCCGTCCGCAGACTCGATGCGTTCCGGGTTGGCGGCTACGCAGTTCGGGCCGCGCGGGTGAGAGACTTTGTAGGGCAGTGCGTTCATGGTCTGCTCCGTTGTGTGGGTGCAGCTTCAATGAGGCTAATTTACGCTTGCTGCGCATCATTTCAACGCCATTAGTGCAACGCAGCGTTCTATTTATGTCGATAATCAGGATGGGGTTTTGGTGTAGGCTGTCCGCATGACTCCGAAAATTCCAGCACTATGGCGCTCCCTTAAACCCGGGGAGCAAGCTTTCTCTAAGCAACCGTATCATCGGCTAGTCTTAATAGCTGCGACAGCCAAGAAAGAGGGAATGCATTTTACCTTTGAGCCTGCGCCCGGCGGTTACTGGGCAGTGTTGCTGCGCACAACGAGTAAATATCGTGGCTGACTACCAAGCAAGCCTGAAAACCCGTGGCGTTGTCTGTGCCGATGGCTGGAAGCGCCTCCCCGAAAACCCCAAGACAATTCAGGACTGGCTCTTCGTCCAGCACGCGGACGGCCAGTGGGTGTCTGCCGCCAAGCTCCATCCCCGAACCATAAGCATCATTGAGTGGAGTTTGAAACGATGAAATACGTCTCTGCGGCATTGATGCTTGTCCTTATCTGGGGGCTGGTCGATCTAGCGCGCCACCTATGGCCCACCAAAGGCAGTAACCCAGACGACTATCTGGCGCGAACCTTCTTGCCGATCCTGCTGTACTTTCTTGCCGCAGTAGCGGCATTAGGAGCACTCGCGATGCTTGCCGGAGTATGATCCATGACTGACGAGAAGATCATTCGGACGCTACGCGCACAGGCTTGGGAGCGCGCAAAAGGTGAGCTACAGGCCGTTCTTGTCACTTATTGGGATGGCCATACCAAGGACGAAAAGTTCAAGGCCATGAATGCCGCAGTAGATGACTTCGTTGAGCGCGTCGAAGATAACGGGTTGGCAGAATGAAGTCCGTAATCGTCCGTAGCCGTCCAACAAAAAAGCCCCCGTTTCCGGAGGCCTTCTTGAGCTTGACTTTTGGCTGAATCAAGAGCATCGTAACGGCTGACACGCGTGACGGAGTGACGCCTGTGGCATTTGTGAAACTGGACACACGGATACTTGAATCGACGCTCTGGATTGAGCGAGAGTGCCGAGAGGTATTCATCACCGCCCTTCTGATGGCGATTCCTGATGAATTCAAAGAGCCACAGGAGCAACTAGAGGTGCGCAGCCTTACCCCTACGGGCTGGAAGGCCCCGGCGGGCTGGTACGGCTTTGTAGACGCTGCTGGCATCGGTATTGTGCGCCGCGCACTGGTTGACACCGAGCTGGGCCTAGACGCGCTGGAGCGACTTGGCTCCACTGATCCTGAAAGCCGGACAGCGGATTTTGAAGGTCGCCGTATGATTCGGATAAACGGTGGCTACCTGATCCTGAACTTTATGAAATACCGTGACAAGGACAACACCGCCGCAGAGCGGGCAAAGCGTTACCGAGACAGACAAAAGCTACTGTCCTCAGGCGTCCAAGGCAGTCCGTCACAGTGTGACGATGTAACCGTCACGCGTGATTCGTCACTAGCAGAGTGCAGAGTGCAGAATGCAGATGAAAAGCCTAAAGCTAGAGCAGGGCGCGGATCGCGCCTGCCTCACGACTGGACACCAGATCAAGAGTTAATCAACTGGGCCGGCATAGAGCGCCCCGACCTGTACCTTCCCCGCGAGATTGAATCGTTCCGCGACTACTGGACCGGAATCGCTGGCGCCAAGGGGGTCAAGCTGGACTGGCCTGCCGCTTTCAGGAACTGGATACGCCGCGCTAACGGATTTACGGGATCGCGTGAGGCGCCCCGCGCCGCCCCCAGCAAGGCCCGACAAAAACTCAACATGTTGCAGGAGTACCGGAATGGATTGGCTACGGAACGAAATAGCACTAGGGTTTCAGCGCCTGATTTGCCTTTGCTTGGATCGTCAACCGACGGATGATCTAATCGCGGGGACGATGGAGGCATGGTACGAGGCGTGGACCTACCGGAAGGTATGGGACCAGGAGCGAGACGTTCCGCGTTTCCGGGAGGCGTTCGTTCGGTTCTCCACCACGCCAACGAACTTCTGGCCGCAGCCGATGGATATTATTGCCCTGCTGCCCGATCCGCCGACTTTTCATGCATTGCCAGCCCGCGTCGAAGATTCCGAACGGTCGCGCGCGATGATGAAAGAAATTTCCGAGCGGCTTGGGGTGAAAGACGGTGGCGCCTCCAATGTGTAACGAATCCGCGTTGCAGCACATGCGCTTTTTTGCTTGGATGCTCGACCAGCAAGACGGGGGCTTTCATGTGACAGCAAAGAAGATTTGCGAGCGATTCAATGTGCACAGAAACACCGCCAGTTCATGGCGGCTAGCCTACTTCGCCGCCCGGGGCATGTTCCCCATGCGGCCCCTGCCGAGGGTGGAGTGATGGAAGAGATTGTTAAGTCCCTGGTTTCCCATCTTTCGCTAATGCCGACAGGGCAGCGAGTCGATGCGCTAAATATGATCCGCGAGGCACTTCACGAGATCAGCCCGTTCCGTGGCGAGCCGGTGGATTTTGTGCGTTGGGTGCCGTCCGATGCCGTTCAGGCTAACGACTACAACCCGAACAGCGTCGCCCCTCCGGAAATGGAGCTGTTGCGCGTGTCGATCATGGCGGATGGCTACACGCAACCGATTGTCGCGATGCCGGAAGATGGTGTTTACACAGTGATAGACGGGTTCCACCGTAATCGTGTCGGCAAGGAATGCGAGGACGTAAATCAACGTGTTCATGGTTATCTTCCGGTCGTGAAGATCAAAGAGTCGCAAGAGGGTCGGAGCGACCGCATTGCCGCCACTGTTCGCCACAATCGCGCGCGCGGCAAGCACCGCGTTGAAGCGATGAGCGATATTGTGATTGAGTTGAAACGCCGCAACTGGTCTGACGAAAAGATCGGGCGTGAGCTTGGTATGGAACCGGACGAAGTGTTGCGTCTCTGCCAGATTACCGGGCTGGCGGACGTTTTTGCCGATCAGGAGTTTTCCCAGGCATGGGAGGCTCAGAAGGTTGAGGGCGTTGAGGAAGAGATTATTTCCGATGTTATCGAAGGGTATGAGGCCGACGACGAAGATCGCGTGTATCACACTTGGGATAAGTGGGAGTGTTTTCGGCATGGGTTTTATGCTGAGCGCCCGGAGGGCATGACTCAGGAGGAAGGAGAAATTGCCTATCGGGATTTCCTTGGAAACTTGCCGGCTTTCCGTGCGGCGCTTGAGGTGGTAACGAGTGAATGGAAGCATTCGTGCGAACATTACCTGACAAACGACCGGATGAATCGGATTGCGTGGTTGGGTCAGGCTTCTGTCGCGCAGGCGCTCGGGATTCCTTCCTGCTGCCGTGCTGGATTTAGCTTGCTATCTCAGTCCGGCAAGGACGCAGCCAACGCATTGGCGCTGGAATACCTGAATCGCTGGCTTGTTTCCACGGGCCGAGAAGCGGTAACAATGGAGCGGGCGGCCGGACGTACTGAGGCGGAGCTTTACTAATGGCGACGACTAAAAAACCGATTGGCGTTGACGTATTTACGGCAGCGCGCGACCGAATTCGTTACACGTTCGACCATTTTGAAGCAGTTTACGTAAGTTTTTCTGCCGGCAAGGATTCGTCCGTCATGTTTCATTTGGTAATGGAAGAAGCGATCAAGCGTAACCGAAAGGTTGGCGTTCTTTTGATCGACCTAGAGGCGCAGTATCTTTTGACCATTGAACATGCGAAGGAAATGTTTGCGCTTTACCGCGACCATATCGAACTTTATTGGGTGTGCCTGCCGATCAAGCTACGCAACTCGGTCAGCAATTATGAGCCGGTGTGGTGCGCTTGGGACCCGGCGAGAAAAGACGATTGGGTGCGCCAACCCCCGAAAGAGGCTATTACTGACCCGGCGAAGTTCGATTTCTTTGAACCGTGGATGGAGTTTGAGGAATTCATCGAACTGTTTGCGGCGTGGTATTCCAAGGGGCGAACAACAGCGGCTTTTATCGGCATTCGTACCGACGAAAGCCTGAACCGTTACCGGACCATTGCGATATGGAACAAGGGCATGCACTTCGGTAAGCGATGGACGACTGAGGTTTGCCCTGGTGTCTATAACGTCTATCCCATTTACGATTGGCACGTTTCGGATATTTGGAAGTATCACGCCAAGTTTCCCGATAAGCCGCACAATCAGGTGTATGACCGGATGCATTTGGCCGGCCTGACGCCTTCACAGATGCGCCTTTGCCAGCCTTATGGAGACGATCAGCGGCGCGGCCTGTGGCTTTATCATCTGATTGAGCCACAGACTTGGGGGCGACTTATTGCGCGTGTTAACGGAGCGAACACGGGCGCCCTGTATGTTGAGGAAACCGGCAACATCATGGGCTATAACAAGATCGCGCTTCCGGCGGGACATACGTGGAAAAGCTTTTGTCAGTTACTCCTTGGCACCATGCCAGAAGTGACGCGGAAGCACTACACTAAGCGATTCAATAGCTGGTTGCGCGGCTGGCATGATCGTGGGTATCGTAGTGGTATTCCCGATGCTGCCCCGCGCGAATTGGAAAAGAAAATGTGGGCGCCATCTTGGCGACGCATGTGTAAAGTTCTTCTGAGGAACGACTGGTGGTGTAAGGGGTTGGGACTAACGCAGCCAAAAAGCGCGGCCTATGATCGCTACATGAAGATTAAGCGCGAGCGAAGGGCAGCATGACGATGCGCCCTGACCAACTCCAATCCGGCGAGCATGTGAAGGACATGGGCGGCGGCTGGGTGGTGCTGTCTGCCGAGTTCTTGCTTTGGGGCTGCGACCCGATGGCGAAGGATTTGCGGAAGCCTGTCGATCCACCCAAGCCCGTGAAAGTCTCCAAGGCCGTGAAGGCCAAACCGACGAACTGGAAGCGCAAATGACCACTATCGACGAGCGTATCCGAGAGACCGCTAGAGTGCTGGACAGCCAAGGCAAAGCGACCGCTGACATTGCGACGCTCTGCACCCGGAAAACACTCCGCAGGCACTTTCAGGCCAAGAAACGCGGAGGCCCACTTTACTGTGGCGAACACATGATCGTGAGCCATCCGCAATTCAAGCATCTGCCCGAGGAACAGCAGGAGCTTCCGCTATGAGATATGACACGCTCAACGAACAGGAACTTATCCGGATAGCGAGCATGGATGCCACGACCCCGCTTGAGCTTG